GAGTGTTTTATTTTCATCAAAAAATATATTTATTTATAAATATGTAGAGTATTTTACTTCTTTAATTGGTTTTCATCTAATAGTTTACTATCATCTTTATCTGACTTAAACACCAGATTCTTTTTATCTAAATCTTCAAATATTTGCTTATTTTTTAAGAATGATACTTTAGCACCTTCAAGGGCTAATGGGCTACCACCTTTAAAATTATTACGTATAGAATCAGAGCTATTTTTATCTTTATTTTTCATACCAGCAACTCCTAACCTATCTTTACCAAAATTAGAATCTTGTTTATTTCTACTAGTAATGGTGTTTTGTGGGCGACCTAATTTAGGATCATCTTCATTATAACCATCAGGTACATTACCTGGGTCAGACATTGTTCTTCCGGCACCATATAATGAAGCTAAATCGTGTGGAGTTCCATATGATTTACCAGTTTCTACTGGGTCATTTCCTTCTGCTGCTATTTGTGCTATTCTAAATTTACGTTTAGCGTCTTCTCTAGTTAAGTCTCTATATTCATCATATTGGTCTTCACTGAAATGATAAACATTATCATATATCCAATCAGATGGAACTAGACCTTGCTCTAACATTGTACCTGCTAATTCGGTTTTAGATTTTAATAATTCAATTTTTTCTTGTTCTAGCACTATTGATGGGCTAGCCATCTGTAATGTAAAGTTGGTTAAGGTTTCATCTGTATACCCTTGAGTATATAAATGCACTAAAGCAATTTTATTTAATTCTGATATTATTATTCTTTGAAGTCTTTCAATAGTACGAGCAAATCTAATATCTTGTGCTGCTAATGTAGATTTTCCTTCAATATCTTCTTCATATCCTAAAAATGCTTTTGGTATTTTAAGTGCAGCAAATAGTTTACCTCTTAAATACTCAACATCTTGAATACCATCATACTGTAATCCAGGTGCAGTTTCAATTTTAGTTGTCTGGTCATTTCCACGAACTGGTATGTAGAAATCCTCCAACATATTTTGTTGGTTAAATTTTAAATTATATTCACCTGTTTTATTATCTTGGAAAGGTGTGCGTTTTAAATTACTAATAGTTTTCTGCATAAATGCATCTATTTCGTTTGGAGGAATAGAACCAACATTCATGTAAAAAATTCTTTTTTCAGGAGCACGAGCAATTCTATGAATTAACATCGCATCTTCCATTAAAACATATTGTTTGTATAACTTACGTGCGGGTTCAATATAAGATCTACCATATGGTAAATAATTAACATCAGATATTAATCTGAAGTGAGCCATCTCATAATTATCAAAGAATATCCCATTTTCATTAGCTAAATTTCCAGCAGTAGAACCAGGAACTGGGTACATACCTGAACTTATATTATCCATCCCATCCATAGCATATCTATATCTAATAGCTGATGGGTTATTTGGGTCATATCCTTCTTGTCTTTCAATATGGTACGCAGTATAAGGTATTACGTTATAAACACCAAATTTTTCTGCTATATCTAATTTTAAGAAAAAATCACCATACTTACACATTTGACGTATCCACATCCAAAGATTAAATTCTACATTTAATACATCATAAAATAAATTATATAATATTTTTTGTACGTCTTCGTTAGCGCTTCTAATTTGAAGCACTTCACCCATATCATTTTTTAATGTTGATTCATCAGCTAAAATATCTAAAGCAGAAGCAATAATAGCATCATTGTCCATTACATCATACTCTGAATATAATTGAGGTCTTAAATATTGATAGTTTATATTGAATTGAGCCCCATATAAAGATGTAGGACTTGTTGAAAATATTCTATTATATCTATCCATTAATGAATTAGTTTCTAATTCACCTGTAGATTGTATTTTACCACTATCTATTACTTTAATTTGATCGCCACCAACATTCCTGATAATTACATCAGTTGAAAATAGTCTTTTTAATCTTGTAAATACGCTTTTGTCAGCCATAATTTGTTATTATTGTTATAAATATTACCTAAAGGAGCCATCTAATATCCTCTTTACTTCCCCCTATGTCTTGATGGTATGGGTTATCTGATCCTTGTGAGAAACCATATCCTCCTTGATACTCTGTTCTATTTACTTTCATACTACCTAATGCATTTTTGGTAGCTTGTAACCCTTGTTGTCTTAATTTTAAAGCCGTATCTCTAATATACATAGCAATACCAAAAGACATTACTAAATCATCATTATACCCACTTTGAGCCTCTGCTCTGTTATTTCTCCAAATAAAAGTTTTCATTTCTTCTATCAATCTTTTTGATTGAATTGTTACACCTTTATCTCCAACGTACTCTTGAAATTTACCTATTACCATAGGTCTTGTTCTAGAAGACATTGTAAAACCAGCTACCATTTTTGAATGGTCTTGATATTTGTCAAAATACGAATTAGATGTTGAGGAATCACCCTTTTGTGAATAATAAAGGTTAGGGTATTGTCTATCTAATGCTACTTGAATAGTTGCCCACCCTATATTAGCATTTTCTATTACTAACATGGCTTCATTATATTCAGTAGCTAAACCTACTAATAAATGACCATACTCCTTAGTTCCAAGTTGACCTTTATATTCAGCAACTTGTACATTGTTAGCTACATCAATTACATGACATGCTGAGTAATCTTTTCCATCACCACGTGCGACATCTGCTACTACAACATAATCCCGAGTGTAGTCTGGAGATTCCCATACCCATAGATTTTGGTCTGCTCCTCTCCTTTCCATAGGATCTTTTATATATGTTTTTTCGTAAAAGTCTATTAATTCAGGATAAAAAACGATATCACCTGAAGTGCTAAAATCGCAATCACATTCTTGTGCAGCCATTCTAGGATCTCCTAACAATTCATCTTGTGTGTCTCGCCATTTTTGGTCTCTTTCAGGATGAACATACCAAGGGAGTTTTATAGGTAAAAATTGGTTTTCTCTATTTTCTGCTCTAACCCATGTTTGATGGAACCAATTACCTGTACCATAAGGTGTACTTAATGCTATACAACCACCACCTGTTGCTAGTGTTTGTTGAGCTGATGCCCAAATTTCTCCAATGTTATCAATAAAAGCAGCTTCATCAATTAACAATAAAGATACTGCTTCTGATCTACCTGCATCACTTGAAGCAGATGTTGCTTTTATTTGTGAACCATTTGCTAATCGTAGAGTTAATTTATTGTTTTCAGGAGCATCAATTTTAAGCCATGAAGGTAAATTTTCATACATGAATTTTACCTTTGTAACCATGTTTTTGGCTGTTTCTTGCTTAGTTGCAATACAAAGTATATTTTTATCTTTATGAAAGATCATTAACCATAAAGAATAACCCGCACCTAGGGTTGATATACCTAACTGTCTAGATTTTAATACTACACTATATGGGTTTTCTTGAAATAACGTTAATACCTTTTCTTGAAATGGGTACAGGTTAAACTGTATGCGACCACGTTGTGGATGTTGTATATAACAGTATTTACGCATAAAATGTACTGGGTCTTGGGCACATTTTAAATATTCTTGACGTATTACTTTTTTTAAATCTGACATGCTATTTTACTAAAAGTACAGCAACTAATATAGCTACTACTCCAGCCCCGGCTGTTAGTTTATTTTTAAATTTTTGCTTTTTAATTTCAAGCTTTAATTTATTATTTAATTCTTGAGTAACTTCTAATTGGGATCCTTTAGTTGACAATATAGAGTTAAAATTATTAATTTGGAAATTAAGATTATTAATAACACTATCTTTTAATATAACTTTATTTTCTAATAAAGAGTATTTAGTTGTTATTAAATTTAACTCTTTTTTAAAACTATCCCCAGTTATTAAATCCTTAATTACTAACCGGACTATTGGTTTTTTTAATTGAATCGAGGTAGTGTCTATAACGTTCTGTGAAAAACTGTTCAAGCTCATCATCCCTATAAGAATCAACATTATTAACTTTCTCATTTGTTTGTTTTTTTAATATAACTATTTTACTGTCTTGTTTACTAATTTCTTGGTCTAGTGCTGATATTTGAGTGGTTAATACATTAATTTCTAATGTTAAATCCTCATTTACACTATGTAAGGAATTAATTTTATCATTTAAAGCTTCTATTTTATTATTATATTCATTAATATATTCTTCCTCATTTGAGGAGTACATATTAACTAAATAATAGACACCAAAAAATACTATGGCGAAATATAAAAACCTTTCCTTAGATGACATTATAT